ATGTGGTCCTAGCCAAGAAGGCCGCGAATGGAGATAGGCTGATAGACAGTCTGCTGGGGTTGATACGGCTGGAACTGGTACGGCTGCGGCTGAATCAACTGCTGCTGTTCCTGCTGCTTTTGCTGCGGCATCAGTTGGCTTAGCTGGTTCATGTCGAACCCCTGAGAGTCACCACCAAGCAACCCGCCGTTCTGACTACCGGCGTTGAACTTATCAAGACCGTAGTTACCGGCGAATAGAGCAGCAATGATGTGTGCAGCATCCTGCATCTGCCCGCCGGCTTTAGTGTCTATCCCGGCATCTGCCGCACGCTGATAAACACCGCCGTCCTTGTTACCAAAGGCAGAAAGCCAGTGACCGCCATAAGCACCGCCCATCTGGTCGACAATAGGCTCGTACTTTCGACCGAGAACCTTGTTCCACAAAGTGGTGGATGCAGGATCAACTCCAGTAATCAACTGGTCGGGGTGCTTCTTTACCTTGCCCCACATGTCTTTGAGGTTGAATTTCTCAAAGTTGAATACATCGCCAAAGTAGCTCATAGGTCACCCGAATATTGCGCCAAGGCCACCGCCGAACAGAGCGCCCCAAGGTCCTCCAACCTGGTAGCCAGTCATGGCTCCTCCAATACCACCGGCAACAGGGTTGCCCTTTCCAGAAGAAGTCTGAGTTGATCCGTAATCAGTTCCACGAACGCGAGCCAGATACTGGTCAAGCGCAGTACCGGGAGCGTCGATTACCTGCTGATTCTTTGTATCAATCTGCGCCCCCACTCCCGAAAGCGCCTGAGCGTCAGCGTAAGCCTGATTACCAAGAGGCTGTGCATATCCAAGCGTCCCTTGCATTAACTGCCGTTCGTTAGCGTAGTTGCCGCCGTAAATCTGGTTGGCGAGGTCATTAAGCTGTTGCGCCCTGAGTCCCGCAGACTGGTCAACATTTCGGCCAGATCCCGCAAACTGACTTGCAAGCTGCGACTGAGTAGCCTGAGCAGCTTTGTTGAAAGTGGCATCAATAAACGGGTTGGAGTTCAGGAACCCGCCGCTAAGTGAATTCTTCACATAGTCATTTGCAGCGTTAATGGTGGGGTCACCATTGGTTGCTCTGTTCTGGATCATCTGCTGCGCCTGAACAGACTGATTACTGAACGGCGCGACGTTGTATGCCCCCTGGTTATACAGGTTGGACGCGCTAGCCAGTCCAGACTGCAAATAGGGCAACTGATACTTAGGGGGTTCCTGTGAAGTCGTCTGTTTTCCGCCGCCTGCCATAAATGCTCCTAATGAATCCTGATAAGGCTCTTTTCCAGCAGGATTCCGGTTTCCGCGTACCCCTCAAGTACACGTTTCCAGCCCTTGCGCCCTCTAATCTCAACCGCTACACAACCGATGCTTTCCGCCCAGTTCTCGATCTCTGGGAACGTCGTCTTTATCTCTTCTATCCCTGAATCACCGCACGCCGCCCAAATAGTGCAAACCCTTCCGCGCAGCGTTTCATAAACAAGGGTCACCGCAACGGCAACCACGCGCCCGCCCTTCTCAACCATCCACAATTGCTTTTCGCCTTCGGATATATCGCGCTTGATATCCTCCGGAGATGCCAGCAGCGTCTCTTTCGCAAACCGCTCAAGATGCGGTAGTGCATGAGGCCACAGCTTTTCTAGCGTCTCTTTGTGAACGGTAAACAGGCTCACACGCTGCCTTCAGGCTGGGCATTGAACTCGACACCCTGCATTGAACCAATGGTCCCGGTAACCGTTACGCGGGTCCGGTGATAGCGTGCAGAGTTTCTGAAGTCTGCATAGCCCGTTCGAGAGGTCGGAGAGGTATCGCTGGTATAGCTTGCTGCTGTCGCTTGGTCGTTCCTGTATCCAACTGCAACAGTTACAGAAGCCTGATCCACAAGCGGCTTGACTCCGGTAACGTGACTGAATCCGCCTTCATTCAGTTCCACTTCGCCGGACTCAAAGACAGCGGTTCCAGGCGTTCCAGAAAAACTCCCAAGAGTCCTAGACGCCTGCCAGCCCTGAATCGGCCTAGGGGATTCTCCGGCGGTAATGCTGTGACGTGCGCTGATGATCCCGTCGGAAGAGTTTGTGGCCCTCGACCAGCGATCCTCCTGCCAGTTGTAAATAATCAACTGGTCTGCAACGGAAGAACCCGAAGTGGACGAACAGAAAGCCCAGTACAGAAGTTCTTTCTGGAAATCCGCAGCGCCACGTACCTTCGGCTTATAGATGAAGTTCACTTGGGAGCGGAAGTAATTGTCTACCTTGTTCGCTCCTATGTTCTTTACCGTAACCCCATCGGTTACACAGAAACCAGCGGGGCTGATGTAGTAAGTGAGGTTGCCAATCTGAATTGGCGAGTTAGGGAAAAGACACCCACGACCGGACTCGAATTCATCGAACTGGAACACCGTAGTCCCACCGACATAGGTAGCGCGGGTTAGCCCGCCCTGCTGTGCAATGACGCCAAACTGGTCATTACCCCAAATACCCATCACATCGCCCCATGCGGGGTTCAGGACCTGTTCACCGGATTGCGATGCGATAGCGGTATCGCTTCCGGGAGTAGGCCAGTTTCTGGGTTGGTCAATGGATGACCACTGCACGGTATACGGCCTAGCCGTACCGCCTGAATCCTTGAGGTTGCCGAGCATGACAAACTGACCGATAACCCCGACATGCTGCGCGGCGGGAGTAGTGCCAGAAGTAGAAAGGTTTGAGAAATTGCCAGCCGCACCTACGGTATGCGCTTGCGGCAAGTCCGCGTAGTTCGTGGCAATCATTAGCGACTCGTACTGTATAAATCTCCAGTACCCGTCGGCGTCGGTGTTATAGGTAGCCGCGCTCAATGCGCTTTGATTAGTGATCTGCCGATACAGATTTGTCAGGGTCGCAAAATAAACCCCAGTCAAAGGGCTAGATGACCAAATGCCGCCATATACAGAGGAAGGCGCAGCAGTACCCGATCCGGTAAGCGGCTGGAAAGACTTGTAAGTACCATCCAGCGGGAGTGCGTTCTGGCACTCAATCAGGCCAGGATTCCCCAGCGGGGAAACATCCGGCAGCCACTCTTTAAAGACTACGTTCACATGGCCACCGCAAACGGTGCCGATCCTGAATACTGTTCCTCCCTGAATCGCTTGCGATAGGCATCAAGCGCCATGTCATACGCTGACTTCCAGAGAGTGACGCGGGCGTCATTCTTCAGGAACGGCTCCGCTTCCATCAGCGCGCCATACAGCAGCAGGTCAGGAGCGTTCACAATCAGGAAGTGGGCAACAGCATCAGCCCCTCCCGTGGTGTAGCTACGCAACACAGTCGGCTTGGCGTAGTACGTTCCTGAAAGCGTCCCGCTAGCGATCTCCGGCCCAAACTCAAAGTTAGCGCCGTTTCTGGCGTAGAACTTCACGATACCGGACGAACTACCACCCCGAGGATAGCGGGCGTAAAGCTGCTCCAGAGTCACACGCTTCAGGGGCTGTTCGTATGATGCAATGTACGCAACACGCATCCCGAGATAATCCGTAGGGACAGCCGCAACATTGCTGCCAATGGTCACGGACAGTGCTTTCTCCATCCACGACTGCCAGTTATCCGAATCACGGTAGAACCGCTCTTCGCAGTTCTGAATAAAGTTTGGGATGTACGTGGACAAGTCGCCACGCGCAAGATAGTCCGATACAGCGGTCTGCAACGTCGTATAGCTGGTGATAATCGCCATATCAGTCTCCGCACTTCAGCATGTTCTTTATAGCCCGGTGCCAATGGTCCGCACCGTCGCAGTTCGTGTAATGAGGGATTCCAGGAACCCCAAGCGTGTAATGCACTAGCGAAGCGGCGGAAATGTCCTGCTCGACCGCCAGCGCGTTCCACTTGGGGTCCAGTTCCCCTACCCTGTCGTCCTTCAGCCACTGGAAGCGGTGAAGCAATGAACCCGGCGACTGCTCCACAAACTTCGGGGTGAGTATCTGGTTGTGGTAGTGGCCACAGTTCCAGAGGATCACGCTTGACCAGTTCTTACGAGGGTATGAGGTGTTATCGGCTTCTATGTCAGTTCCGATATATTTTCTGGGATGCTTTGTCTGGTAGTCGTGCTTGACTACTACAGCCGCTTTATCGAAATGCGCTTCACGCTCTGCCCACAGGTTGGCAATGTCGTCCAATACCACCATGTCGCCATCGGCAAAGATGGCCCAGCCTTTGTAATCGTTCAGGTACGGCACAAGAAACCTCGAATAGATGAAGGCGTTTGTTCCGTCCTTTTGTCCGTCGAACCCGTCAAGCATCGGTCGATGCAGAGGAATGAACTGCACCGGATGGCTTGAGCGCTCGATTACCGACTGGCAGAAAACGTGGTACGCAGCCGCCTCCCTCGGGTCAAACCCGACGTAGATAGGAATTGGAGACTTCATCAGGCTTCCGTGATGATTGGCTGAGCGGCAGCTTTCTCGCCTTCTACCGTCTGAATCTGTAGCGGCTTGGCGTAAAAGATCATGTAATACGAGTGATCGTCAGTTTTCTGCAAACTCTGGATATCAAAGAGCGGCGTGAGTTTGTTCAGCCACCACTCAATGGGTTCTTGCGTCAGGTGAGCGTTACGCCCATCAGGAAGTGTTTTCATCGCAGGTCCGGTATGGACCGTTACAAACGCCACAACCTCTGTCAGTTCCTGAAGATGCTTCAGGACGTTATCGAGGTAATCCGGCTCGATATGCTCAAGAACGTCAATGCAGCACACCATCTGCGCGGGGATTGGAGCGGTTGCAAGCTCTTCCCGTCCTGCGCCTGGGTCATATCCCTGATAGGTCAACTTCCTGCCGGGCTTTATCTTGAGTCCCTTTGTAAGACTCATCCGGCTTCCGCAGCCGTAGTCCAGAAGGTGGGTTACCTCTAACCTGTCTACGATCTGGGAAACCAACCCGCCGAAGTGTTCCCCGACGGTCCCATAAGTCCCGGTAGCGTGTAGCTCCCGCTGCTGTGCCGCGTAGGCTTCAGATATCAGCATGGAATTGCTCTTTCAGATCTTTGACGATCTGCGCTACCGGCCATACCTCCCCTTGCTGGCGGTATAGCTTCGTTCCCTTGTACCAAGGCAGGTCGGTGTATTTCTCACCGTAGCGCCACTGGGAGGTCTTTGGAATGATGATCCAGTTAGGAACACCCAAAGAACCAGCCAGATGATTAACGCTCGTCTGCATGGCTATAACGAGGTCACACGATGCGACTAGCGCAGCGGTGTCGTCATAGTCCTTGGTCAATGTCCCCCACGAATATTGCTTGAGCGGGGTTCCTTCAATGTCCTTGGAAGCATCCTTGTACTGGAGAGAAACCCAGTTGGCGTCCACCGCTTCAAAGATCGGCTTCCACTGGTCCAAAGTCATCTTTCGATAACTGCCGGCATTCCGCCAGGTTCCGCCGGTCCAAGCAACGCCGATAGTCGGCTTGCCATTGGCAAAAAGCGCCTTCCACTGTTTCACCCGGTCAGGACATGGCTTGAGGTATGCAGTGCCGGGGAAGTCCTCTGCCTTTGTTCTGAAGTGCTTAAGCACTTCGAAGCATGCAATGGAAGCCCCGATATCCCGGTCCTCTTCCGGCCAGTCCAGAGACTTTTCCCAGCGCGTGCCGTGAATAGTAGCCTCCGGGAATGACCGCTTGAACAGGCTCTCTAGCCTCTTGTCACAGTCGATAATTACCCGGCCACCAGCCGACTTCTGAGCGGCGATAATGTCAGGGATGGCCGATGCGGCACATACCTCGTCACCCAGACCCTGCTCACCATATACGGCCAGCGTTCCGGGGAATGGCTTTCCATCCCAGCACGGTTCAGGGCCTTTTTCGGTCCCCTTCATGTAACGGAACTCGTTACGCTGGCTAGATCCGATGGAAGCTGAATACCACTTCCAAGCCTCGCCCCATTCTCGACGAGCAAGAAGGCACAGCCCTTTGTTGTGTCGGGTGTTCTTGTCGTTAGGGTCAAACTTCAGGGATTCGTCTACATATTTCTCGGCAGTGGAAAATTGACCGAGGTCCAGATGCACACTGGCAATATTATTGTTATAGAGCGCCCGTTGATTGTCGTTTATCGCCCTTTGTAGTGACTTCCTGTAGCACGCCAACGCTTCATCAGTCCGCCAAAGGGACTGTGCCGCAAACCCATGACAGACCCACGTTTCGGGCCTGTCGGGTCTCAATTCACTCGCACGCTTGCCAAGGATGTACGCTAGCGCCGATCTGTCGGCCTGCTTGTACACCGCAGAAAGAATAGCCAGAGCCTGAGCGTCGTCGGGATGTTCCCGAAGGTACAGTTCCGCAATTGCACCGGCTTGGGCATAGTCGCCCTTAAGGTAGTGCTTGTTGGCATTGGCGACTTCTTTCGCCTGCCCGCCTAATTCGATTACAGCAGCCATCAGTATTTCACCTGATGGTGTTTGCGCGTGGTCTTGAGGTGCTTGTATTCCGTATTAAGGAGTTTAAACACCTGCTTTTCGTGGTCACGGTTGAACAAGTCAACACCGTACTTGTTCTTCCATTCCATCATTACCACGGGAGGAATGCTGGCGTAGTGCCACATGTCCCGCTTGATTCCCTTGTCCGCCAGGTCGTTGTCCCTGAGCTGCTTCGTATGCTCAAGAATTGGGGCAACATCCTGCCGATAGTGAATTTGTAGCTTGCCGTCGTACATGTCCTCCCATGTCTCGACCCCTCTATCGTCAAGTTCTACGAATTTTGCCATTAGGAAATCCAGGTGCCTCCGATGCTGAAAGTAAAACTTGGCGTTGTGCCGCCAATCGTCCACACAATCAGGATTTCATCCCCGATAACATCGCTAACAGACACGTTGGCTGTTTCAGCAATTCCGGGATAGATGGTCAGATCTGACGTTCCTGTTGAGGTCTTTTGTGCAAATGCAGCACTGGGAAGGTCAACCCACTTGCTAGAGGCCCCGTCGTATCGCTGGACTTTAACGTCCAAAGTCGGAGTTGTTCCTGATGCAGCAGTGATATCAAGCACCAGATGAACGCCTTTAGATCCGGGTACAGCGCTAACCGTGCCGCTGTTGCTTGAGGTGCTTCGCGCTCCAGAAAGCGCAGCAGTAAATTTCATGTTGTTAGCCATGAGAATTGCCTTGGTTCAGAAATCCAGAGGATGACCCGGGGCGCAATGCACCCCGGGCCACGCTTAACTTAGGTGCAGGCCACGACCTTCGCGCTGGCCGCGTTGTTGCGGCAAACCAGCGTGAACTCAGTCGAGAGCAGCATCTTCTCCGCCTCGCCAGTGCGAGCCAGCGGGGTCTTGCGGAACGGACGCAGGAACGCAAGCGCCCAGTAGTTCGTGTCAAGACACAGAACCACCGAACTACGCACGTACCGCGACAGCACAATCTTGTGCGTGCCAAACGAGGTAACGTACATATTCGCAGCGCCCACAATCGACGCCTGCGCACGCGGCGAGGTATCAACGAACCGGGTAGCAATACCCGAGAATCCGTCGATAACCTGCTTCTGCTTAGCGCCCACCAGAATCACGTCAGTATTACCGCCGTCATCCCACGCGCCGTTAAGGGCCATCTTCAGATTGCCCTCAGTCAGCGCGCCAGTCGTGGTGCCGTCCGTCGGAGCCGCAACCGCACCACCCGAGAA